CCAAAGGGGCAGCACCACCAGATTTTGTGGTATTTGTAGTTGCACCACTTATAAATGAATCAACCTCTGGATCACTTGTTATCTCATTACTTGATGGTGGAGTTGGGGCAAGCAGATCAGCCAGAAAACTCAAACCTCCAACAACAAGAGCGGATGTTAACGCTGAAGTTAAAGTTGCACCACCAACAAAACTGCCCACAAAAGTACTTAAGAAAGGTAAAAAGAAAACATTTCCACTTACAACAGGTATTACTTTTATATCACCTTCACCCTTAATTACTAAATTTGCACAACTTATATCAACATCATCCATAACAACGCTATAACAAGCTTCATATAAATGCTGTTTGCAACTAGGATAGTTAGCTTTTATAAAACTAAAAACCTGATCTGCATTTGCTACGTCTGCATTAAATTCTTTTACTCCTGATAATTTTCTTAAAGGACCATAAAGTTTAATTTTTCTAATCATTAATCTGCCTCCAAAAAACACCAGTTATCATCTTGTATAGAATAAATATACCAATCAGTCATGTACAACTTACAATTTTTTATATCCGCTTCAGATGGATCGGCATTGCCTTCTACATGAGAATGAATAATCGCAAGTATGTCAGCACCACTGTCTTCACAGGCTGCATAATCTAAGGGATCTATAGCAAAGGTAAGTTCTTCTTCTATATGAGATGCAATATTTTTACAGGGATAAAAAAATTCATTTCCACCTTTTTCGGCTAAAAAACCACAGCCTTCTGCTGGCTGACAATTTAGAAAATGTTTTTTAGCGTCTTCTTTCCAAGTCATACAAAAACAAACGTACCACAAGCTGGAAATCTATCTTTAGTTACTTGTTTTCTAGGTAAAAACAAATCTTCAAAATCTATTGTGTTAACTAATTCAAAACTACAAATTTCATTATTTTCAACCAATTTTTTATTAATTTGGTAATGGTGTGGCTCTAATTCTTTACTAGCATCTGGTGAGCCAAATGGATTTATGTTATCTGTAAAATTCCCAGCATCTAAAAACCGAGCCATAGTTCTTTTTCTTATTACTTCTGCTTTTTGTAAATCATTAAAAGGTGTTATTTGATTTACTAATTCTAAAATTGTAGAAAAATTACTTATAGCATTTGCAAAAGTAATTGTAGGTCTTGCCATGACTGTATTATCACCAGTTTCAAAACCCTCTATATCGCAAGCGACAGCAGTATAAGTTTGATCTTGCCATTTTATGTCGGTACTTATACCATTCGTTCCATTGTGGAATTTGTAACTAATAGTTGGGTTTGCATTGGTTTCACTATAATGCAATCCAGATACAAGTTTTAATTCAAATAATTCAATAATTGATATATTTTCTAAATTTTGTAATTCCGTAACGGGAATAGTAGTTTCAATACTCATAGCTGAAATACCTCCTCAAAAGTTGCTGATATAGTAACTCTATTTAAATAAGTGTTGGTTCTATTGTATTTATCGCAAACAAATGTCCTTGCTGTGCTTGTAGCTGGTGGAGTGAACGTAAAACTTTGACTTAATTTTGCTCTTTCATCAAAAAACGCTAAGATTTTATCTCCATCAGCAAGGGAAACAATAAAAGTCAAACTATAAGATTTAGGGTTTTGGTTAAGGCCAAAAGTGTTTCTTGACTTATAGCCATCTCCAAATTGTACTGTAATAATTTTTGGAGCAGCAGTTTCACTAGAGTTATATGTAGGTGTTGTTGCACCTGCGGTAGTACCAAGTGTTGAATCGTCAAATGTAGCCATTATCTTAATAAACCTCCACTACGTTTTTGCTTAATGATTTCAGACTGTATCGCACTTGCAATAGCCTGTCCAAATTGCTGACCATCTTCATCAGATTGAACATTACTATTTGAAGCATCAACACTAATACTAATATTATTTGTAATATTTGAACCACCGATCTTTTCATTAGGAACAATAGTACCAGCAGAACGAGGAACAAAAAGTTCTGGGCCTCTTTCACCTACGATTGAGGGGCGACCAACTGGCGGTCTACCACCATCTGCAAAACCAAAAAGACCACCTATAAAACCACCTATTCCTCCACCTTTTTTACCAGTTGCACTCTTTCCAAAATTGTCTGCAAAACCGCTAAATAAATTATCAAATACTTTATCCATCAATTTATCTCTTATTTTATTAAGAACACCAGACATGGCTTCACCAAATGACTTTGCACCAGTGATAGCGTCTTTTAAATTATTTTTTATACTGCCTTCTATTTCTTGACCTACAGAAGTCATTTTTTCTCTAAGTTTATCTGTTTCTGTTTGTTGTTTTACAATTTCCTGTGTATTTTTTTCTTGTATTGCAGTTCTTTCTGCAAGTTTTTCATTTATAAGTTTGTCAGATTCAAGTGTTTTTTCTCTGCCTTGAAGCATCCTTATGTCTGCCTCGATCTCTTCTTTTTGTGCTTCAAGATTTTTCTTTCTTCTTCCATGAGCATTATCTAATCTTGCATTAATACTTTCTAAAACTTTCTTTTGTTCTGTAAGTTGTTCTTTTACTTGGGCTTCTGAGCCTGAAGCAATTGCATCATTTAATTCTTTTTGTGCATTTCTTTGTTTAAGTACTGCTGTTGTTAGTAACCCTACACCCGTTGCAATAGCAACAAAAGGTATAGCATTTAAGGCAATAGTTAAAACACCACCAGCAGCAGCAACCTTTAACATGCCAGCACTTAAAAAAGGTAATGTTAATGAAAGTGCTTTTGCTGCTCCACCTAACGCAGTTAAAATCATGACTGCTTGGCCACCTTCTGTAGTTAAAAATGTAAGTAATTGGGTCAAGCCTTTTACAACTGGTTCTATAACAGGTACAAGAGCCTTACCTAATACTTCACTAAAGTCTCTAAAAGATTCTCCTAATGTATCAACAGAACCAGCGAAACCACCTGCTGCTGCTTGGGCTAATTTGTTATAACTTTCATCAACAATATCTAATATCATTTTGTGTGCTTCAGCAACTTTATTTGTTTTCATTAATTGTTTTATTACTTCTGTTTGTTGCTTTGTAAACGCAATACCAGAACGATTTAAAGCAGACAAGTTTCTTTCAGGGTCTTGTAATGCTTTTGCTAATTGCATAAATGATGTACTTACATCGACCTGGTTAACTTGAGCAATATCTGCCGCTGCTTGTGCTACTCGTGTATAAGCGTCAACACCGATATTTCTAAAACTTGTTAATAAGTTAAAACCTCTTGTGAATTCTTCTTCATCAAATAAAGTTGTCCTACCAAGTTCATCGGCTGCAGTCTGCAAGTCTCTTAAATCACCTGCACTAGCACCTAAATTTTGCAAACCTTGTGTAAGTATTTTTATATCTCTATCTCTAGCTAAAAAAGTTCCAACACTATTACTTACAGCAGTAAAGGCAGTACCTACAGCCAAAAGTGGTCCAAGGGACGCAGCCAAAGAAGCACCTAAACCTTTCGCTGCTGTAGATGTTGCTGTTAAAGATGAAGTTGCACGATTTGATGCAACTGATAACTTATTAGTTTGTTGCTGAACATTTCTTAATGCCGTTGTAGCACCAGTAGCATCAACTCTTAACCTAACAACTGCTTCTGCCACAAAAAATTTTAAACCTTTTCTCTATATTACCTTGAATTGCGTTTTTGTCGTTGTAATGCAGTTTTTTCTTCGTCAGTTTTTACTTCATAATAACCAGCCCAATAAATAAGCTCTACCTCAGTCATATTCATTCTGAGTTCTTGTATTGTCTTACCAAGTTCTGTTGCTAGGAAAAACTCAAATCTAAACCAGCTATCCCCTTTTATTCTTTTTTTGCTGTATCAATATCAAGCTGAATATTATTTAAGAATAGCTCAAGATCATTTAGTACTTTTTCAGGAAGTTGTCGTTGCAAAATTGGTGCATCTGACATATCAAAAGCTGGTGTTCCATCTTCTTTCTCAGCCATCTGGCAAAGAAGTTGGGTTGAAGTAACTAAAGCATCAGCATCTGGACCTGCAAGTTGCTGTGCTTTAACTCTTGCATATCTTGTTATAGGTTTAAAGTACAAACTCATAATGATTTCATCTTTTGAGTTTTTTACATCAAACTTTCTTCTTGTGACCATTTCATCTTGAAATGCTGCAAGTAAAACGTCTGAGCTTCTTTTTGTTGTCATGAAATTTGGGGTTGATTATTAAGTTAGTTAGATAGCTGAAGTAATAGTACCGCTTGGTTTAAATGTAATTGTAATTACGTTAACATCACCTAAAGCTGAACTTTGCTCAAAGCTTGTTACAAGCCCACTAAAATTAATTTTTTGCGATCCACTGCCGCTATCAGGGAAAAGTTCAAAAGAAGCAGTCCCAGCATCCCCTGTAACTAATGCAGCGTCAACAAAAGTTGCAGTCTCACCTGAAGCAGCATTGTCATAAACTAATTCAGCAGTGCCTTCACCTTCAATAAGTCCACCAATAAATTTTTTAAAAGTGTCACCTTGAACAGTTGTCTCTTGTGTATCTTTGGTGATAGACATTGACCATGATCTTGTGCCTAATACAGGATTAACTGAAGAGCCACCATCATCAAATTTGACTTGCCCGACATCACCTTTTACAGCAGCCATAACGATAAAAAGAAAGATTTATAATTATATTAACCTTTTTTTAGTAAATTATCTATCTCTGCAATTAGTTTGTCTTTAGATTTTCTTTTATCTAACTCTATTCCTAATTCCCTGCCTTTTTTTTCAAGATCATTTTTAGATAAATTTTTAATATTTTTTTGTTTTTCCATATATCTTCTGCACTGTGGGTCCCAATATTGTGGTTCTCTTCTACCTTTAACAACTTCAATTGCATCTAGCATTTCTTCAGTAATTTCTATCATGGTGTTAATGCCTCATAAATTTCAAAGGTTATACTCATTTGTGTTTGAAACTTTCCTTCTGGTGTTGGTTCTAATACCTCTGGGCCAACTGGGGGGTCAAATCTTACATCAGAAACAGTGATTCTATTGTATAAATTTCTTAATCTTTTAGCAATATCAAAATTCGCCCCTGCACCTAATCCTTGAGTTGTATATATATTAAAAGTAGTAAGACCCACAACAAGATTTGTGGCAGTGGTGGCAGAATTTGGTGCTTGCTGTGTAAGGTATTCACTTGATCCAAAGCTAGTAATGCACTGAATATATGTGTCAAGTGTAGAAGCATCAAAAGGTACATTATTAAAAACTAAAGGAATAGCTGGTCCTGTTCTAAATTCATCATTCAAACGTTTTTCAATAGTTTCTCTTACTGTATTTAAATTAGTTGCTGCCATTATCCTCTCCTAATTATTTTTGATAATTCATTTGGTATATATTGTGAAGCCAGTTGTTTAGCCTGAAGTAATGGAAAACCTTTTATCGTATTTTTTCTGGTTCTATATCTACCCTGCCAACTAGGTGGTAAGGATGTGCCAAATATAACTGGTTCAGCATATTCTACTGCATTTATAATTGTTCCTCTATATGGTTTGATTTTTGTTTGCCAACCGTTTATTAAATTGCCAGTTTCTGCTACAGGCGTAGCTTTTTTTGAAAGTACTGTCCATTGTAACGTGGTATTTTTTACTAATTTTATAACTGCACCTTTTAAGAAATCATCAATTTGATTTACTTTTATTTCTCTAGCCATGATTACCTCAATATCAGTTGATAAGCTATTGGTGTATTATCTTGCTCATCAAGATTTATTTTTATTATTTTAAATTCTACTCCAGCAATAATTACTCTATCTTTTGTTGTAGGTACAAATGTTATATCACCAGCAGATATAATTAATAATTTGTCTTGAGATTCAACAAGATCATTTACTTCAGATCTTGAAACATTCGTCAATGCCCCTTTAATTGTAGTATCTGAAATTGTTTCCGATATAGTTCCAGTTGCTGGGTTATATATGCCATTAATAATTCGCCTTAATGTAATGTCGCCACCAAGTTTAGCAAGTGTTTTTGTGGCAGCTTTTTTTAAGGCACTGGCAATACTCATTAGATTTCGTATGCGATAACAGCACCACTATCAAGTTTTATAGAGTTCATATCAAATTCTAATGATACATTGTGCTTTAGTGTAATAGAAGTACTTGTACCTGTTAAAACTTCTGAACCTAAGGTATTGATAACTGTATCAACCAATGCTGTAAGTTTTTTAAACTTGCCAGTATGTGTTGAAGTGTTAGTGATGATTTTGGCTTTTGAATAAAACATTGGTTAGCTCCTTTTGATTGCTACGTTTCCTGGTCCACTAATTCGTAAGCCAGTAAAATAGCGTTCAAATAATGGAGGTACTCTATCAGCCCCTACCGCACCGTAAAAGTTTGGTGTTACATCAAGACTACCTATTTTAACATTTTTAAAATCTTCTAGACCACTTAATCCTAAACCATCTTTATTATTATTCAAGTAAACAGCTAATATGACTTGTGCTTTTTTTACTTGTTCTGGTATTTCTGTTTCTGCGAAATAATCTGTTGAAATACGAAAAGGAAAGCCAATAGAATATGTATTGATATATGTATCTGGTTTTCGTACACCTTGGCGAGGCCATTGTAATGCTTGTGTATTAGTTACCCTTGCTCCTAAAAATCTTTCTCTATCAACTCTGACTGCAGAAGTAAATAATGCTCGGTTTTTATTATCATCTGTAGCCGAAATCCATGCTTCTACATCATCATCAATTACTAATCCTTCAACAATAGAGTTAGCCGCATCCAAAGTGACATAACTATTAGCTGAAGCACTACCTACTGTCGCTGTTATTGTTATTGCCATTTTTTGACTTGGTTTTTAGTTTACGTTTTGTTTTGGGTTGAACAGAAGCCACCGCTTTGGCAGCTTCTTGTTCTTTTTTTCGCTTAAAAGCAAATAAGCCCATTAACTTGCAGAACCTTTAAAGAGTCCAAAGTTAATTACAACTGCTTCAGATAATGAACCAGAAGTTACATTTGTAACTGTGATTTTAAATGAGCCTGCAGCTACAGCACTAATTCCTAAAAGATAAGAACCAGCAGTACCACCAGATGCAATCGCAACAAAAGGTATATCTGCAGCAGCTACTTTATCGTTTGTAACTTCAAAAGTTGCTTCATCTGCAGCACCTAAAGCTGCATTATTCATAGTAATAACACCTGATTCAGAATTAAGTGTTACCCCAGTTGTTTTGTTAGTTGCCTGAGTTACAGAACCACCATTAGTTGGTCCAGTAAGTTTTCCAGCAGTAACCTCAAATAAGCTTGGCATAATTTAGTTACCTTTAGTCTTGTGTTGATATGTTAGTTGCCCTAACTATACCAATGTTTTTTGTCTCGTAGACTTTCGACCATTTGCCTACTGTTGCCAACTCTGTTCTTGTTGGGTTTACATCTGTTGTTGCCCATTTT